AGCTGCGTTTGTCAGGTGCGTTGATGATTTCGCGCAACTATCGCCAATATAGTTCAATCGGATTCACCTATGGTTCTGAGGGTTCTGACGGTTCTGAGGAAACGCCGATTTTGCCGAACACAGGAAAATCGAGAATGAAAAAACGAGAACGATTCTTCCCAGATTCGTTCTCGCTCAGTGTCGGATTTATTCATCAAAATACTTCTGATCGGACTCTGCTACTGCGCCTCCGCCGCCTCTGCCGAGTCCACATCCAAGTCGGCGTAGAGCCTGTCGTCCTCGTCGTAGTAGGCCGCGGCGAGCTCCTCGACCTCCGCGATGTCGGCCTCGTCGAAGAGGCCAGAATCCAGATGCGTGTAGGCCTTGTCCAGCCAGTACGCCACGTCGCGCCCCGCCTGAATCTCGCGCTTGATGCTGCGCAATGTGAGGTCGTGGCGGGCCTTGCTCTTAACTGCCATTGGTTCTCCTAACCTTCGGTGATGGATGCGATTGCCTTTTCGATGTTCGCGACGACGATGTTCACGTCGCGCACGTACTCGATGCCCGTGTTCGGCGTTACCTCCGCGTCAGTCCAAACGTTGACGATGCTGTCTTGAGCTTTGGGCATGTCGATTCTGCCTAGGCTGTAGCGTGTCGGCTCGGCCACCTCGTACAAGATTTCAGTCGGATTCGCGGCGAGCCATTCTGTCACGTGTTGCGTTGTACCATCGCCGATGATTGCCGCATTGCTCGTGTATATGTAGCAAAGCCCGTTACCCGCGCCGCGCCTGATGGTGTCGGCATTCTTCGTCGTGCCGCCGTCCTTGAATCGCGTGCAGATACACGCCGCGGCGTTCGCGACTTTGGCATCTTCCGCCCCTTCTGCTATCAATACGTAGTTCATAGTGCCGTCTTCGCCGAGCTGCGAAGCGGAGCTTGACACAGTGGGGCATGCCGTGAGCACTCTTCGTGCCACACGCGCCACCAATTCGACGTTCCCCTCTTCGTCCACCACAATCTCGTCCGCCGTGCCGTCGGGGATCTTGGCTAGATAGGGGTGCTCTGTTGGGAGGGTGAAAGCCTGCGCCTGCGAAGTATATTTTGTAAACTTATCATCTTCACCTGCAATGTATATACAAGGCCAAATGGTAGTACTGACAGTTTTACCTGCCCCAACGCCAATGTAGACTCTTAGCTTTGTCACGTGCTCAGGTACCTTGGCTTCTAGGTTTGATCTATTCAAAATATTCAAATAGGAACCATCCTCAAGAAAGAAGCCTACTGCAAATAAGACATCGCTTTCAGCGGATGTTTTTGGAATACGTATTACCTTTCCTATTAGCTGCTTAGCATCAGTTGTGAAGTCAAGATTGTAATAACTGACAGCTGTAGAAGCACCTTCAACCAAGATTGAGCCATCGCCATTGTCTGTGTACGTGATTCCTGAAATCGAAATAGGATTCTTCCCATAAGAATATGCAAACGGATATTGTAAAAGGTTCTTACCTCGAACCTGAATAGTTGGATTCTCCACCACCTGAATCGGCACGGGGTTGTCCGGACTTGGGGTGCCGTCCTGCTTGGCCGCGCCCTCGATGACTATCTCTCGCAAAGATGCGCACGAGAAGGCATCGTTCACGTGGATGAAAGTGTCCTTGGCCGTGCCTTAGAGGATGTTCTCGGCCACGGGATAAAGCTTGGCTTCCGTTGCCTTGACCTCGGCGATCGCGGCCTGCGCGTCGGAGACGGCCGCTTCCGCAGCCGTGTTTGCCGCGTCTGCTGCGTCGTTTGCCGCCTTCGCCGCAGCGTTGGCCGTTGCAGCCGCGTCGGTGGCTGGCTTCTGAAGCTCAGCCTTGTCGGCTTCCGTCAGGTCGGCGAAGGTGAGCTTTGGGCCAGGATCGCCCTTCTCCCCTGGGTCGCCTTGCGCCCCAGGAACGCCTTGGATTCCCTGGATGCCCTGCTCGCCAGGGTCGCCCTTGTCGCCCTTCTCCCCCTTGAACTCGCCCGAGTCGGCGCGGCGCTTCACGTCGGCGGCGGCGTTGGCGGCTACCTGCGATGCAAGCTGCGCGGCTGCGGCCTGAGCGTCCGCGTTGCCTGCCGCAACGAGGGCATCCTCCGCAGCCTCCTTGGCATCGTCGGCGGCCCCGTTGGCGGTGGCGGTTGCCAGCTTCACGTCCTCGTACACCTTGCGATACTCGCTCACCGTGGGGTCCGTCGGGGAGGTGCCCGATGCCTCCTCGGACGGCAGCACCACCATGGGATGGCCGATGGTCGCGTGGCGCATCACCTTGCCGTCCTTGGTTCCCTCGACTGCAATGAGTACCTTGCCTGGTTGCTGGTTGCACTCCCATGGAACCTCATAGCCGCCCTCAACCTGCTTGGCGACTATGGAGGAGTCATGCTGCCACTTGAAGGCTACGGTGATCACAAGGCCGTCCCACTCCTCGTCCAAGTCGAGGGCAACAACGTCCTCACCCACGGTGCCCTGCACCAGCATGCGGTCGTCGATTGAGGCGCGGCGGCCCCTCACCTTAAGCGTGTGCATCCTCATATCTCACCTACTACAGCCCAAGCAGCTTGCGCCAGGTTCGCTGCCCGCATTCCCCATCAGGCTCTAGCCCATGATCGGATTGGAACGCACGAACCGCGTTGTATGTGTCTTTGCCGTTGATCCCGTCGGCACCGCACGGACCGCAACTGTAGCCAAGCGATATAAGGCGCTCCTGCATCAGTTTCGTGATTTCGCCACGGCTACCACGCTTCAAAAGCGGGCACCCTGCAAGCGTCTTGCTTCCCGGAATGCCATCCTCCGGCTCTCCATTGCCGAAGCCCTGTGCGTTGCACTCCTTCTGAAGGCGAAGAACCCAGTTGTTGAACGAGTTGCCAGTGCTTACCGCATTATTCGATGATGTTGGTTTTGGTCTGGGCACATTTGCGCTCTGCCCGTCCCATGCAGGACGGAAGAACCCCATGATGAACCACTTTGAGCCTTTAACGCCGTAGGATCGCGTTCTGCGCATTACCGCGCCGCCGTTGTCGTTGCTGGAGACGCTGGTGTTGCCCTCGATGGTGGTAACGCTTACGGACCCGTTTCGCGATTCAACGATTCCCACATGGCAGGCACGGGAGCCGTTCGAGAAGAACACGATATCGCCCTTCTGCGGCTTCTCCTCGCGGTCAAGCCAACGCCCGAGCTTCTTAGCGTAGTTGACGTGCGAAGGGCAATAGGCGAACTTGCCGACAATTCCCAAAGCGCCCACCTGGTCTGCGCACCAGGACACGAACATATCGCACCATGGGTTGTAATCAAGTCCATACCACTCGCCGTACTTTACGTGGTTGCTCCCCGCAGGGTTCTCCTTAACGCCGATCTGGCTTGCAGCCACGGCAACGAAGTCGCTAGCAGTTGCCATCTTCTCCCCCTTCCAGCACCTCAGCCGTCTGATCTGGAATCTCCTCGTCCGTAACCGTCTCGCTCGGCATCGCCGCAAGCTCTTCCACTGTTGAAGTGTCAACCTCGTAATCGCCCATCACTGCTCCTTCTTCTCGAAATACTGGGAAAGCTTCGAATCGTTAAGGTCGGGGTTTATCGCCTTCGCGTTCTCGTAGATTGACATGACCTCGCTGCCTATGATGTAGAGGCAGGCAGGGAGTATAAGTGGCATCTCGAACCCAATGTTGACATGCTGGCTCCCAACCTCAATAAGCACAGCAAGGCATACGATCAGCACGTATCCAGACTTGTGCCAAAGGCCCTCTCTCATCTTTGAGCTTGACAGTTCGCCCGCTTTAGCCGCCTTCATGACTCCGCTCACAACGTCGAGGACCACAAAGGAGGCAGTGATCCAGATCACCCATTGCTGCTCCTCTGTAAGGAAACAATCCATACAATCTCTCCTTGCCTTAATTGCATACAGCGAAATCTTCGCCTCGTGTCGCAGTGCAAAGAAAAAGGCGCATCCGCCTTGAGGGGATGCGCCTTGCGTACTAGCAGGAGCATGCTTTCTCGACGAGCACGCTTGCCGTCCTAACGCCAACCCCAGAGTCGGGGGAGAACGTCAGAGTTGCGTACGACCCGCTCGCCCCAGGGAGAACGGTCACGTAATCGACGATAGACAACGTGGCAATGTCTCCGGCAGCCGCCATAGTGGCACCCGCCCTTCCTCCCGTTGCCGCAACGTTGTTCTTGCTCATCTGAACGCTCACAGCGCCAGCAGCCGTTGCATCGATGGTGAAGCTCGAGATGACACGGTATGTCCCAGGCGTTTTGAGCTGGATTCCACCAGAACCGTTTCCCTGAATCGACCTTGTCTTGCTAACAACGTTGCTGAACAGGATGTTCTGCCCAGCCGCCACTGCCTGAGCTGTGTCGCTGTCATAGATAAAGCGTGCGATTTTGCAACCCATCGCGATCACCTACGCCGCAAACGAGGTTCCGCAACCGCAGGCTGCGCCATTGAAGTACGGGTTGAAGCCAGCGTTGTAGGTTGTTGCGCTTGGATATCGAACCACGCCACAGAGTGCGTTCTGCATTTGTAGCTGGCTTACCTGAGCCTGAAGCGCCTCGATCTTGCCTTGGCAGATAGCGTCGAGAACCTTCTGCACCTGAGCGGTGGTGTTCTCGTTGATGGCTGCCGTATTCATGGAAGCGTTGTACTTCAGGTCGTCGATGTTGCGGTTGGTCTTGCAGCAGCAATCGGACATCTGCTGGGCGAGCGCGTAGTCGCCGTTCTGGATGGTCTGCTGGGTCTGCGCGAAGTTGCGCAGGTTCTCGTAGCCGAGGTTGCAGATTCCGCTGTCGGTCTGGCGTGCGATGGCGGCCTGCTGGTCGCTCATGCGGCCGACGGCGTTCTCAAGGTTGTTGAAGTTCATGGCGTTGCAAAGCCCCGCCTCGGTGACGGGTTCGGTGCCGTTGCCCGTGTTGCGGTTCCATCCGTTGCCCCACATGAACAGAAACAAGACGATAACCCAAATCCAGGTTCCGCCGCCGAAGTCGTTGTCCTTCGTCACCGCCGCGATGTCCGAAAGGCTAGGGGTAGAAGTCTCCATTTCGTGCTCCTTCTTCTAAGATTTGCATATAAATCACCTCTCGCGAGTTAGGTGGCTACTTAAGCCCAAGGCTCTTCCCTATCTGCCTCGCCTGGTCAAACAGCTGGGACAACTGGTCTTGCGTGATTCGCCCGTCTTGAAGCATCTGCTCCACCTGCCGCCTGGCCTGCTGCGGATTCGTTTGGCTGATGAACCCCATCAGGTCGGGGCGCTGCTGCCTCGACTGCGCGTTTGATCTGCTCAGTAACGGATTCATGCAAGCTCCTTAGGTCGTCCTTCGTGGCGTACTCCGTAGGAGCATCGGCTACAGCCTGGAAGTCGTACGCCGACACTGACTTCTGCCCGCTTGCGTCGGTTTCCACCATGTAGAACCGCGCCTGGTTCCTGTCCATGAGGATCTGCTGGCTGTTCGGCGGCAGCTGGTACATCTGCGCTGACTCGATGCCGTTCACAAACTGGATGCCCTGCTGCGGCGGTTGCTGCATCTGAGGCATCTGGTACGGCATTGGGAACGATGGCTGGTATCCGTTGAACATATCTGCTCCTAAAACGAAGAAAGCCGCCCCGATGGGCGGCTTGCCTGGTTAGTTCAGATATTCGTTTTTTCGCTTGAAGCAATGGTTACACAACCGGTGATGATTTGGTAATGATGCGGTATCCATCGCCGTACACGGCTTTGATGCGATCCACGCCAACCTTGGATTTCAAGGAATGCATGCGAGCTTTTAGCACCTCGTTGGTTGCCATGGAATCTCCTCCCCACACCTCGCGAATGAGCGTCTGCTTGCTTACCGTCGCCCCGTTCGCCATAACGAGCTGGAACATCAGGTCGAACTCGAGTTTCGTCAGCCTTATCTTTCTGCCATCGATTTCCACCGTATGATCGTCTCGGTTCAGCTTAAACGCGTTACTGGCACTATATCGCTTGATCTCGCATCTGCGCAGGATAGCCCTTATGCGGCATGAAAGCTCAAGCATTCCGAAAGGCTTCACCAGGAAGTCGTCTCCTCCGATCTCGAAGCCTATTGCCTTCTGGGCTTCGTTATCGATGTCGCCCATGAATATCACTGGTGCGTTCGTATGGTCTCTAACCACCTGCGCGAACGTGAATCCGCTTACACCAGGCAAATCGATGTCTATCACGTACATATTTATACGGTGCTGCCTTGCCAGCCTTATCGCTTCCTCAGCGCACCTTGCATGCAGATGCCTTATCCCTATGTCATCCAACGCACGCTCTATCTCTCGTGCATGAACCACATCGTCTTCGACTATCAGAATGCGCACCATTTCCCTTCCCCTAACTTTCTTGGTTTCCCTTTCTTTTACTGGTGGGTAGGCGCGCACCTAGGCTACCTGCACGTTCGCTTCCGTCCGCGCATCAACTGCCTCGGCAATCGTCTTTCGTACTCCATTTCCATGCTTATAAAAATAGAGCATGACCAGCCTGTATTTCGTTTTATTACCGCTTTATAACTTTTGGGTTGCAATCAAATCGGCAAACGGCCTCGGTCCTACTGCACCTTGATCGGCGCTCCGTCCTCGCCGTACACGTAAACCTCGCACTCTTGGAGGCTTCCGCTCGAGTCGTACGCGTATACGGTTGCCTCCCTGGGTGATCCGTCCTCTGGGTAAGCCGCAATGCTCCCTGAGAGAACGTTCAGCAGCACGTAGTAAGACCTGCTGCGTCCTAGGTACCCAACCTCATCGTTCCCGTAGCTGAAATATTGGCGAAGGGCAAGCGCCATCGTTCCCTTCGGGACATCGCGCACGAACTGCGTGTTTGGGAATACTTCGTTTATTGCATCCCTGTACCCCTCGTATCCCCCATTCGCTGCGTACAGCTCGGCGAGCTTCTTCTTTGGGTCAAGGTTCAACGTAGCCGCAGTCGTATTGCTGCTTGCGAGGGAGTTTCCAAGACAGTCGATGATCAGGCTCGTAGGACGGTATGTTTTTCCGAGCTGCGCAACAGGCGTAGTCCATTGAGCGGCGGTGCAAAGCGGAACCGTGACGAGCACAGAACCGCCGCCTGGCTTCATCTCCACGTTGCCTGTAATGCTTGCGGAGCCAATCGCAGCCGTGAACGCTGGCGGCATGAAGTCGTCGTACCCCTTCGCAACCTTGCTGAACGATGCCGTTGCCTGGTACGTGGTACCGCTTCCACCCGTGTACCAGCATCGCAGGCTGATGCTTATCTCGGTTCCGCTGCCGAACCATCCAAGGTCGATGTTGTCGGCGAACGTGTGCATGTCCCCTGCCGCGTAAATCTTCTCAGACCCGCTCTTCTTGGTTGCCCCGTTTACCGTCAGCGCGTAGTTGCAGTTGGTACCCTCGAAGTTGTTCGACAGCACAACGAGGGTTGCCTTGACGTACGCCTTCATGCGCCCGTCCTCGAACTCCCTCACGTTGAGCATGGCAGTCACGCGGAACTGCGATCCGCCGCTGGTTTTGTTGCTGTCGGCGTACTGGTACCACCAGTTCAGATAATCCTTGTATGCGAATGATGCCATGCTATGCTCCGAGCTTGATGTAGATAGAGCCAGGCGTTCCCGTTGCGGGCGGCTCGCCCGTGCCTACCGTGATTCCAAGGCTCTCCAACGCTTCTGGAGCCGTGCCAGCGCCAGTGCCGCCACGTGCGATCGGGAGGATTCCCGCAGTAACGTCCGCTGCGCTGTGCGTGTGCGCAGAAGGCGTGAAAGTCGTTGGCTTGCCGCTGATCTCGCTGTATGCGTATGACGGCTTGCTGTCAGCCTTCGCCCAGTCCGCAAGGTCGGTGATGTCGGCTTTGCCGTGCTTATGCCCGAGCCTTGAGAAGATGCCGCTCAGCTTGGTGAAGAAGTAGCTCAAGCCAGTAGTGTTGACCACCTCATCGCCCGTTTTGGTGGTGCCGCCTGCGATAGCGTCTATCGTGTCGGTTGAGATCGGGTCGAACGAGGAGCCGGTAACGCCCATCTTCTCCCATTTGCCGTTCACGTAAAGCCACTCTGCGTAACGGTCGTTCTCTCCCTGCTTGCCGAAAGGCACAAGATAGATGATCCCAGGCGAGCCAGCAAGCGATGGAACCCCGTCAGTGCCGAACTCGCCGTCTGCGCAGATGTGAAGCTTCGTCCCCTGCGCTGCGCTGATCATGTCCGCGAACTCAGCCTTGCGCTTCGCTTCCGCTTCCGCTCGCGCCGTCTCAGCCGTGGTTCTGGTGCCTTCTGCCGAGGATCGGTTGGATTCTGCCTGAACCCTTCCAGATTCAGCCGTTGCCCTCTTCTGCTCCTCGCTTGATCGCTTCGATTCAGCCGCGCTGCGCTTCGATTCCGCTGCTTCACGTGCGCTTTCTGCCGAAGAACGCGCTTCCTCGGCTTGCGCCCTTGCTGCTTCCGCTTCTGTTCGCGCTGTTTCGGCGCTTGCCCTCCCCTGTTCAGCGGTTACGCGGTCTGCTTCTGCCTGCTCGATGGCTTTGAAGGTTTCGGCGTACTGGGCAACGTAATCATCGAGCTTGCCCTTCAACTCTTCGAACTCGGGAACGTAAACAGCTTCTGCCTGCGCGGTCGGGACAGCATCAAGCACATCGAAGTAGACGCATTGCGTGGTGCCGATGTATCCCTCTTTCTCAAGCATCACGTACGCTACGCTGATCTTTCCCCGTGCGGAAGCAAGGGAAGCGGGAAGCGTGTACGTTGCCGTGCCGTCCTCGATCACGGAAACTTTCTCGAAAACCACGCCATCAGGCTTCGAAGCGCAGAAGCGTACAGCCGTGTACTGCGTCAGGTCAACCTTCTCGCCGTCCTCGTTAACAACGATCGCGAGCGTAACCGACCCGATCTCTCCCTTGCGAATCTTGATCGTGCGAACGTCATCTGGCTTCGCCAGATCAAGAGTAAGCGCATATCTCATGCGATGCCCTCCATTACCTCAATGTCGAATGCTTGCGTTGTAATCACGTCCGTTTCGTCATACGAGAGCCGGAGATACGCCCTGCAATCTCCCTCGATTGCCGTAAGTGTTTCATCGACCTCGTATACGACCTCGCCGTTGAGCACAGAGCATTGCAGCTCGTAGCCGTGCGGCATGACGCAAAGCGCCACATCGTAGAGCGTCAGGTCAAGCTCCTCGGCTGCCTGGTATACGTGCATAGTGAGCCGCGCGTTGCCCTTCTCGCCCTTCCTCAGCGTTACCGTCCTGTTCTGTATCGGCTTGTCAACGCCAAGCCGCAAAGCGTAATCGATCATGATGCCTGCCTTACGCCGATGACGTAATGGTTGCTTGCCTGCGAGACGATCAGAACCACGTTCCCCTTTGCGCAAGAGCAGCACCGAACCGCCATAAGCGAGCTTCCGTTCACCGTCACCGAAGCCGTTCCGTCATCGAACGTATCCGTAACCTTGCCTGTGGTGATCTTGCAGTAATTCCTGCGCAGGAAAGGCTTTAGCGCATCGGCTACCGCCTTTATGAGCTGATCAGGATTTCGCCACGTTGCCATAAAGCTTCACCGTCCTTCTCATCGTTGTCTCGCTCTCGGTGTCGGGGGTTGCCTTCACGCTGCGCTTGTATGCGCTGTATTTCCCGCTCAAACCGCTTCGCTGGTAGTCAACTGCAACGGTATCTCCTGCGTTGAACCGCTTGCCTGCGTGGCCGATCGTAAGGCGCTCGATTGATTGCATCCCCTCGATCAGCAGCGCCTTAGCCTTCTCCTGGCATTGCGCCTTCGTCTCAAGCCCCTCAACCTCCTCGAACCGTACTATGCGCATCCCACGCGCCGCCGTGCTGTACGGGTTGTTCGGATCGGCGTTCTCAGCCGATCCGATTACCTCGGAATCGTCCTTGAGCTTTGAGCGCACAACCACAACGTTTGGCGTGTCGTGAACGTCCCATTCGCGTTTGATCGTCTCGTCCGAAACGTCCTCTTCGGTGTCGCTGAATACCGTGGTCGCTACCGCCGTCTCGGGGTCTTGGTAAGGCTTTGCGATGACGTTCCCCCAAACGTCAACGTTGAGCGAGCCGTATCCGTAAAGCTCCATGATGTCGTTCGCCATCTCAAGGAAGGAGGTTCCGACCTCCCATGTCTTTATTGCTGCAACCTCCCAGCCTCCTGGTGTGAGCATCAGCGGCAAGCCGACCTCGTACACCATCTCGGACACAACGGGGAGGTAATTAGCCGTGTACGCCGCCCCCACGGCGTAATTGACCTCAAGCAGGCGCTGCTCAAGCAGCACAAGGACGCTGTAGAGGTCGGCGGTTCCCACGTGCGAGCCTTCGCAAATCTCCTCGCTCTTCGAGTAAACGAAGAAAGTACCGTAGCATTTGGACTCGACCTCGCCGTCAAGCTCCATGTCGGCGTAAACCCTCAGAAGATCGTCCCCAAGGTCGGGCATGTCAACGTACTCGATCGAGCCAGAGACTTTAAGGCTCGTAAGCTGAGCTTCCTCGATGCTGCATGACGTGATGCCGCTCACGATTCCCACTTCCTCGTAGGCGTTGTCCTCGTATGCTTCGGACTTCCAGCCAACAACGCGCCGAACGCGAACGAAGCGCCAGGAGGTCGTTCGACCTCCCTTGTTCATGTCGATCATCGGGAAACCTCCTGCCAGTCGATCGAGACGCTTGCCCAGTTGCGCGATCCAGTGTCCATGTCGTGCGATGTGTCGATCGTTGCGAGGATCAGATCGCCGAACGGGAAGCGCAGCCACACGTCCCCGTTGTGGTTCTCAAGCTCGATGAACGCAGCAAGGCTTGCCAGATCGCCATCGCCAAGAACATCGCGAAATGCCCAAACGTCAGCCTTAGCCGTGTTCTCCCTTGTCTTGTGGGTTCCGTAAAAAACCTTCGGTAGCTTCGAGCTTGCAACGGTTCTGATTACCTTCTCGCCCTTAACGCCATCGGGGTTGCTCAGGTTCCTGCGCATCTTCGCAACCTTGGCGTTCCCCGCGCCGTAGTTCACGCAAAGGAAGCCGTTTGAAGGAACCTTCACCGTCTGCGAAGCTTCGGCAACCGCGCCAGAAGCAGCGTAGGCAACGACACGGTACGTGATCGGCTTGTCCAAAGGCGGCAGAACATCAACGAAGCTTTGCCCATCGTATAGCGTGTCTGCCACGAGCTCACCATCGCGGAACACGTTGAAATGCTCGGTTGCAACGGCGTTGAGGGTGTCGTAAACGGTGACCTCGTTCGAGTGCGTGTCCGGATCGAGCATCACGGAGAACACGGGATCGGCGGGGGGCGTGTAATCGACAGCGAAGGTAGCGGAAGCAACCGCTTGAAGGCTCGTTGTGGACACCGCCAAAACCTCGACCGTGTACGTGCGCTGATGAACGGGCGTGAAGTCCGTAGGCTTGATCTCTACCGATGTGTCAGCTCCCTCTAACCGCTCGTAGTACACAACCACGCCGTCATCGTTTACGAAAGACACGGAATAGTAAGCCTGCGTGCCGCTTGCGTCCTCGTAGTCCCACGACACGGAGACGGGAACCTCGGTGATCTTCTCCGCAACGCTTACGGTAATCTGAGGTGCCGTTCTGATGAAGAAGGTGATCGCTGCGCTCCACGCAGACCACGCATTCTCAGCCGTCCCCCCGCCATCGTATGCGCCCTTTGTGCGAACCTGCCACGTGATGTTCTTGTTCACCGTTGCATCGGTGATGACGTTGAGCAGCAGGTACGATTCCGTGGTTAGCGTCACCGTCTGCCAATCGGTTTCCGTGTCAGCTCGCCACCGAACCTGAGCGCCCGTCTGCTCGCTGCCGTCCTGCGGATTGTGGGCGAACCTCAGCGTTGGGTTGCCGTCAGAGATATTGAGAGTATCGCCGTTCAAAGGGGAGATAATCGTTGGCACCGCCGGTGCTTGAAGGCTCGTGATGAACTCCGATACGTCAGACCAGCCAGAGTATCCGTCTGCGTTCTCGTATCGAACTCTGTAGGCGAACGTTCCCGCGCCAACCGAATCGCTGTAGCTCGTGACAACGTTCGAAGCGTTTAGAACAGTTGCCCAATCGCCGCCGTACTCCATGCGCTGAACCTGCGTTTTGACGGCGTTCGCTGCGTTGTTCTCCCAATCAACGTTGATGATCCCAGCCTTGCCGCGAGAGACGTTCGGCTTGCCAGGCTTGGAAGGAGGGCGAAGGATCGCGGCGCCGACCCAGACGTTTACCGAAGCGGTGCGCTGCTCGTCCTTGCCCGATGCGCCGTAGCCGTTGACTACCTCCTTCTTGATCAGACAGGAGCATGTGACGTTGCGACCGTTCCTCTGGCGATCAACGGTAACGCGCTTGTCGATCCAGCCGAAGTTCCCAGCACCGTAGCGCGAGAACACCACATCGGTAGTGGTGCCGACTTCCCTGCCGTCAACGTAGATTCTGATTCGCCGCCCGTACTGCGTGATCCTCCACGCGTTGCAGCAGCCTTGGATTCTGATAACAGCCTTCTTGTCGGTCTGGCTCTCGACCCAGGCGTTGACATACGCCCTGGTCTTGCCGCCGTGCCACTCAACGATCCATGAGCTGTATGCGTCAGCCACGGTATCCACCTGCCTTCATGATCGCACGGGCAAGCTCGCCCATGTCGTGAACCTGCTCAGCGTCATCGCACTTTATTACGATGTCACCGCTGAACGTGTAACTGTTGTTTGTCGCGGTGTTGTTGTTTGTCGTGCTCACCGCACCGCTTCCAACCGCCGCCGTTGCTGGGACGGTTTGCAGGCACCCAAGCGTCTTGCTGCTCGCGTACCAATCGAAGCCGCCCTTAACGTCAGATGCGAAGCCTTTGACGCTGTCTACGATTGCGCCCATCGGGTCGTTGCGCTCGTAGCCGATCTCCAAGCCGAGCGCCATGTTCTTACCGATAAGGTCACGCATAAGGCGCGATGGCGAGTGAATGCCGAGGAACGACTTCACGTTGTCGATGGCGTTCCTCACGCCGCCTAACAGCGTGTTGGCAATGCTCCCGATATTGCTCTGAATACCGCCAACGATGCCCCTGACGATGTTTGATCCGATGTTCCAAACCATGCCAGGAATCTGGGATAGCGTGTTGACGATGTTTGACATGAACTGCGAGCCTGCGTCCCTAGCCTTCCCCGCCATCTCAGAGACGAAGCTAGCCGCCTTGCCGATGACATCACTCAGGAACGCCCAAACTCGCCCAGGAAGCTGAGAGTAAAACTCAACGATCTTGCCCAGGAACTGAGAGCCGACCTCCTGTGCCTTTCCGATCATCTGAGAAACGAAGTTCGCCACGTTCGACACAACGCTGCAAAGGAACTCCCAAACCCTGCCAGGAAGCTGAGAATAGAAGTCGATGATCGTCTGCACGAACTGCGAGCCTGCGTTGTACGCGTTCTGCACCATCTGCAAAACCCAGTTGACAACGCTATCGATAATCGTCTGCAAGAACGTTCCGATGGCTTCGGGGATCGAAGCGAAAAACTCTATGAAGGAGCTGAACGCTTCTGGGATCGTGACCGTGAAGAAGTTAACGACCGCCCCTGCGAAGCTCGCAATCGTGTTGTCAAGGTTGACGAAGAAGTCAACGATGCCCTGGATTGCGGCGCCGATGAACTCGCCAGCAGCCGAGAACGCCTGGCAGATGCCGTCCCAGATCGCCATTACCGCGTTGCGGAACTCCTCACTGGTGTTCCAAAGGATCGTGATAACGGCGATAGCGCCGACAACTGCCGCGATTGCGATTCCCACGGGACTTGCGATAGCCGCGAACACGCCGCCGAGCATCGGCAGAACGGTTATCACGGTGCCAGCGAGCGAGAGCAATGGACCTATTGCGGCAACGATTCCGAGGATAACGGCGATCGCTGTTTGCCCACCGCTGCCGAGCGATGCGAACCATTGCGCGAAGCCGTTTACCACGGGAGCAAGCGATTTGGCGATGTTGACCAAAGGCTCCCCCAAAGGTTCCAATGCAGCCATAAGCTCACGGAACGCGCTCGTTGCCTGCGCCCCTAGGCTCTGGCTCATTGTGTCCGCCATCTCGCTTGCAGCTCCGTCAACGTCCCCGAAGGTGTCTGAGACGTTCGCAAGCGATTCGATCATCCCCATTGCGTTGTCCTCGCCGAGCGATGACCACGTTTCGGACGCAATCTGCGCCGCCTGGTACTGGTCTGGCATCGACCCAAGCTCGCCCACAACGGCGTTCAGCACGTCCTGAGCTGTTGCGCCGCCCTGCTGGAATGATCGGAACACGTCCTGCGTTCCCTGGCTGAATGCGCCGATTCCCGCTTCCATGCGACCATCGGAGAGTGACGTAAGGAACTCGTTGAGGAAGTCCCCCACCTTATCGAGGTTGTAAGCGCCGTTCGCGGTGCCTGCTTCGAGCAGGCTGAAATACTGGCTTGCGCTCATGCCTGCTTCGCCCCAGCGGACGGAGTATTCCGACAGGTTATCGCCCAGCTCATCGGTGTAGTTCAATCCGCGCTGCATGCCAGCAGCCATGAGGTCGCTTGCTTCCTGCGCCGACAAGCCGAAGCCTTCCATGAGGGCGTTCGTGCCGCGCACGGATTCGCTCACGTCAGCGCCGAAAACATCAGCCATCACAAGCGCGTTCTGCGTTACGACCTCGCAGTCTTTCTGCCATTCCTGCGTGTTGCCGCTGGTGTTCTTGAGCGTTTGGGCGGTATAAGAGAGAGCATCGTTGACCTCGCCGAGCGATTCGCCCCAGCCGTTTGTGTAGATGCCCTGACCGATTCGGGCGAACTCCTCAGCCGTCTCCTTCGGGAGGTTGAGAGAAGCCGCCATCTTGCTTGCAGCAGTATCGAAGTCGGACGCGCTCTTGAAGATAGCCGCCCCCATGCCTGCGATGGGCATTGTCACGTGCTGCGTTACCGTGCCGCCCAGGCTCTTCAACGATCCGCTTAGGGCAGTGGCGTTGGCGCCGCCAGTCTTAAGCTCCTCGAACGTGACCTTGCTTGCAGCGTCCTTAACGTCCGCTAGACCCTGCTTTATCTGCCTGATTCCGCCAGTAACCCCGGCGGCATCGAGGATGGCTTTGATTGTTACGGTGCCGTCAGCCGCCATAGGCTAACCCCTTTTCGCTGATATGCTGAGCGATTTGAAAGCATCGAAGGCAGCCTGCGACTGCCGTTGCATCGAATCCCCAACCCGCACCTGGTCTTTGATCCTGTAGTGTTCTTGGAGCCGCTTGAACCTAGCGACTTCATCTTTGTTGTACTTGGTTGCCTTCGGCGGCTTCGCCGTGCGGTAATAGACCGCCTGCCCGATCGGTGTCTCATAGGGCGCAAGACCGAGCAGCACGGTTAGCTCGCGCAGGGTGCATTGGCTCGCCAGCTCGTCAAAAGAGCGACCGTATGCAGCCATCACCGATGCGCTTATAAGCTCGGAATCGTGCTTGAAGTCGATGACGCGCTCACCGCCTGCATCGCCGCTGTGCGTACCGTCAACGTCCAAGCCGCAAAGCTCCCAAAGCAGCTCGGAGAGAAACGGCTTGAAGCCTGCACCGAGCCGCTTCACCGTTCCCGCAGGGTCGGGGAACAGAAGGCGAAGAAGAATCTCGGCTTTAAGCTCCTCGTAAAGCTCGCCGTCGTTGAAGAGATCGATCACCTTGAGCGATGTTCGCGCATCGGCGAAGACAAGCACCTCTTCGCCGCCGTACAGGAACGCCGTTGGCTTCCTACTGCGCTTGCGCTGCAACATCTGCCAGGTACCTCTCCTTAGCGCCCTTATCAAGCTCGCCGATGACCTCCACGGTTTTCTCGGTGAAGAACGAGATCAGCGGAGCCAGGGCAAAAAGCGCATCGGTTCGGTTGCCGCCAGAAATGTAATCAACGATCTGCTGGTATGCGCCTTCCTCAAGATAGGAATCGATGATCGTCTCATAAAGCTCGTTGGTCTTGGCAACCGCTTCATCCGCAAGCGCCTGGTTGTCCTCATCGATCTCGTTCAGAAGAAGCTCGATCTTCCGCGCATCTCCGAGCAGGGAATGCAGCTTCTGCGCGTTGCCCCATACGCTCGTTGCGCCCATGTCCATCACAAAGGACGGGGAATCAGGGGAATCATCGATCTTGATCTCCTGCTTTGTCTTTTTAAGTCCAATTACGGTTGCCATATGCCGCACCTCGCTATCCGCTTTCCGCACCCGCAGACAAAAAGAACCGCCAGGGGAAGCGGTGCGGTGCTTGCCCCTGACGGCTCTATATCTTTGTGGCTTGTCGCACGGCGTGGCTTAAGAGCCAGACACCGTGACATCTGCCTGAATCGCGATGATCGGGCGAACGCAAGACTTGATCGTTACCTTCGTCTTGCCTGCCTTAACGCCCTTAACCGTGCCGTTAGCGTCAACGGTTGCGATATTCGTGTCCTCGATCGCGTAGGCAACGGCGGGGGAAGCCTTCTCAGGCGTGATGGTCGGGTTCACGCTTGCGGTTTCGCCGACCTTTACCGTTACTGCGGTTGCCTGGATTGCTTCGGGGAACGTGTCGGAATCGCCCTCGGTGAAGCGCGGCATTCCGTTGAAGTGAACCTCGAATCCGAAGTCCGACTTGGCGTTTGGATCGCCGCCCTGCGGATTGATGTTCGCGATGGTGACGATGCCTTCAAGCGTCTGACCGTCTGGGGCGATCCACTTGAAGTCGGTCTTGCGGTCTGCGCCGTAGGCAACCAGGCGGGAAGCGATGAAGTCTTGCGCGGGGTTGCCGTGGATTCGATGCCCCTCGAAGGTGCCTACGATCTGACCGCCAGTGACCTCGGAAGAGGAAAGTCCGTCCCCATCGTAATAGGAATCCTGAGCGACCTCTTCGTTGCCCTCCCACTCAACGGAGTTGATGCCTGCTGCAACGCGCTCCCACGTTGGAGCCGCCGCTTCGGGCGTGGTGTTGATCTCGTAAAGGTTCGCATAGTTCATTGCGAATCCGATGTCCATGTGATTCCTCCTTATCGGCTGTTCGGCACGATCTCGGCAACGAAGCCGACCGCCCAAACGTGATAGCCTGAATCGTCAACCGCTATCTCGTGCGGTTCCGTGTAAATCTCTTGATCGATGCAGCGGAAAGAGCCGTTTGAGCTGGTCAGCGGCATGTGCTCCATCATGTACGCGATTGTTGCGACTTCCTCCATCGCCTGCGCCGCAGATGTCCTGCGGCTCACAACCTGGTACACGTACCGAAGCGTCCGCTCTCCGTTGTAGTAGGCGCTCGAAACCGTTGTTACGATGTGCCGAACAACGATCCCGCTCTTGCCCGTCATGGTGTCGAGCCTGCGGCACTCAGCGTCCGCAAAGCCCCATGCCCTGACAGCGTCCCTTGCTGCGATCGGTAGGTCGATAGTGTGTTTCATCTTGAGAACAGAGCGTCCTTAACGTCTTGAATCCACTGGTCTAGATGGTTTTCCTTAGCCGTCTCGAACCAGTGTCCCGTGGCTTTGGCGTTCTTGGTCGATCCCACGTGGTCGCGCTCGTACATCGCCTGCGCGTACTCCGTTGTCCACGAAACCGAGCCGTCCGAGACATCTACAACCGCAGAATGGCGGAGCGTTCCAGTTCGAACTGGCACGTACTCGTTCGAATCTGCCTTGATGTCATCGAGCAGAACCTTCTTCGCGTTCTCCGACACAAAGCGCCCAAGAAGCTCCTCAGCATCGAACTCGACCTTGAAACGCATCCCATCGCTCATGACAGCTGAATCTCCCAATGGTGTATGCGCGTTCCGAAACCCTTGAACGGGGCAACGGAAGCGGCGGTTAGCCACTCGCCGCCGTCAACCGACACAAGCGAGCCTTCGGGGATCGCGAACGCGCCCTTGCTGGTTGCATCGACCCAAAGCAAGCCTTTAGCGCCATCGACAAGGCGGTACTCGTCACGCACCATCGCGGAAACGCCCTCGAACCGCACGTTCTCGATCGTCTCAGGCTCGCCGTACTCGCCGCCGAAATCGCTCTCAACAGGCTTGCGAACCCGGATGCTCGATGTGCGCACCGATATTGGAATTGGCGGGATCATCGGATCATCCCCTTGAACAGCAAGCCAGATCCTACAAGCTCGCGCCTTGCCGCATCTGCCACGGCTTGCGTGGCTTCGGAGTAGCCGCCGCCGCTCACGCTGAAAGAGCCGAGCGTGAACCCAGCTCCTGCGAAACCACCGTTCAACGACGCCGCCGAGATGGCGGCGCATACGGCGTTGCAGTGCGCTTGAGCAGTTGCATCGTCCGGCTCGTTCGGGAACTCCAGGTCACGCACCATGGCACACGCCTGTGGAAGCAGCTGCATGAAGGCACCCTCCTGCAGCGTGCCGCCCCAAGCCTCGAACTCCGCGTATGTCGGGTCGTATGCTCCCATGGGGCCTATTGCCCCTTGGTGCCAGCAGCCGAAGGCCGAGCCTTAGGCTTGCACTTTGGGGATGGCGTTCCGTTGCTTCCTACGATTGTCGACATAAACCCCTCCTAAGCTGCAGGGACGGAAGCGTAAATCTTGTCCTTCTTGTTCTTGAGCACGAGAAGGTCATGGAACACGCGATACTGCCAAAGATGCGCATCGCGCTTCTGGTTTACCGCAGGGGCGAAGTAGCGAAGCGTCTGGTGCTTCTGGATTGCCAGTGCAGCAGAAGGATCTACAAGCATGAAGTTGATCAGCTTCGCATCGGAAGCAGCCTTGAAGCCGCCTGCTTCCTCGCTGGAAGTGGTGCCGTCAAGCAGCTCGATCTTGGTCTGGAATCGAGCGGAAGGCACGGGAACAATCTTCATGTCATCGTAGAAGGTGAATCGACCGTTGGGGTTCTCGCCCTGGCTCATGCGGTAATTCTGCGCTGCTCGCAGAAGCGACTTGAACTCGCTGGTGCAGTAGAGCACAACGCCAGAGAGGTCGATGCCGATGTCCTGCATCTTGTTCTCAGCAGCTTCGATAGCCTTCACGGCTGCTTCGGGCGTGGTGATAGTCTCAGCCTTCTGAACGCCTGCGTGCTCGTGCATGGTTGCGAATCGGACAGCGTCCATCTCTGGAATGACCTTGGTTCGCGTGAACTCGCTCATCACGTTAGCGGAGACGATCTTAGCGCGTTCCTCGTCATCGAGGATGTCGATGCTGAACTCTCGACCGCGATCGTAGCGAAGCTTGTAAGTCTGCCAGCCGAAGGTGTATCCGCCGGACACAAAGCCATCGGTTCGGCTGTAATCAGCCAGTCCCTCGACAACGATGTCGGGAACCTTGACCTCGCCTGCATCGGTGAACTCACCGAGCAGACCGCCGTTTCCGAGGTCGGAGGTCAGGGATTCGCGCTCGATGATGGTATCGAGCTGCGTAGTAAATTTAGATGCGTAATCTCCGAGGTTTACGGGCATTATTGCTCCTTACTTCTTGATTCCGAATAGCTTGTCAAGCTCCTCCTGATCGTCCTTGGGATCAGCCGCCTTCGGCTTGAATCCCGTGGAGCCAGTAGGCTTGACCCCTTCGAACAGGAACGGCTCGGCAGCGCGTAGCTTCTCAACGTCTCCGTCATAATCGGGAAGCAGAGCCTTTGCAGCCTTGACGGATCGGCAACCTACCTTCTCAAGCTTTCGCGACAGCTCGGAATCGGCAAGCTTGCCCTCAAGGTCGCTGACCTTCTGCTCGTACTCAGCGCGCTTAGCCTTCGATTCGGCGGCTTCTGCGGCATCGGCTTTCAATTCCTCGATCTGCTTCCTCAGCTCGGCAACCTCTTTGTCGTGGCGCTCCTTGTTGATCCCTGGCTGACCGTGGCTGTCTAGCACCTTGCCGTCATCGCCATCGTTTCCCTCGCCCTGTGCGCCTTCACCGTTGGCGTTGCCGCCATTGGCGTTATCGCCCTGTGCGCCTTCACCGTTGGCGTTGCCGCCTGCTCCTTGCGCAGAAAGCTTGTTCTCTTCTGGATCGTTTTGCTTTTGCATTCCTGTTCCTTCCTAGTGGTTGTTTGCGCGGTTCTCTCCGCTCTTAGGTGGGTTTTTTGCGCTATCCCAAGCAAGGAAGAATCTATTTGCGTGTCGCAGGGCGCTTTGATGCGTCAGGGCGATAGACCGAAAAACAAGCCGTTTTTTTGGTCTATGAACAGAAATCCTGTTTATAGGCAAAAGAAAAGCCGCTTTTTTGCGGCTTTCATCGGTTATGGCGCTTTGCTCATGCCTGTTGCTGGTTTTCCGCAATCCTGAGCAATCACATAAAAGAAGCCGCTTCTTCGATCTATCGACCTCGGAAACGGCTTAATGGATAAATAAAACCCCGTTTTTGCGTGTATTCCACAAAAACGGGGTTCTGAATGTCAATTACGCGGAAACTAGCTCAAGAAAATGCTCGAATGCGGCTTTTGCGTATTCGCTGCTGTAATCGACCAACCCGTAATGTTTGAAGTTGTAAAGGTCTTCCGAAGTCCAGCCGAACCCGTCATGGATGTACGCGCACAAGGCACCGAGCTGTTCGCCAGTGACCATATCATAGGTTTGCGTTGAAGCGACCGCATACGGGGTTTCGGACAGGCGCTCCATCGCAGACGCTATCTCCGTCTGCATGGAAAGAAGGGCATCGCTCGCCTTCTCGAATCTCTTCTCGTTTCCAATCATGATTTTCCCTTCGGCTCGAACAGCTCCATTTTACCATCCGAATGCCAGAAATCGCTGCCAACGTAATACGAACCGTCTTGGCGAATGAAGAAGAACTTCGTAGCCGCCTTCACCTTCTTGCCCGATATGTTGGCAAGCTCCTGAGCTATCGACCTACCGTTCTCGTCTTCCACGGCTCCAAAGCACACGCAAAGGCGAATATCCTCACCGCTGTATCCATCGCTTTTCCGCACAATATCCCAAACTGTTTCTGCATCAATTCGCTTACCATATGCTTCCACGTATCCAGGCAATCCGTGTGCCGCAATGTCGAAAAAGCCTTTTTCCTTCTTTAGCTTCCTAGCATTCAGCCTGAACTGCCTGTCATTCATTGAGCGCCTTTCCATCATCGCAATTGAGTTGTCCGCAAGCGCCCTATCTACAAGTTTCGCCCTTTCAGCTTTGCGTATCTTGCTCTGCGCATATGCCGTGCCGCTTTTCAGCATCACCGTCATTTGCTGGTTCTTGTCGAGGTGAACCTTTCCGTAAAGACCAAGCTCGCGCCTTGCCTTCTCGTATGTGTACTCGCGCCATTCGCGGCGGCTCAATATCTTCGGATGCCTGTTTATCAGAGATTGCAGCTCGCCGCGCTTGTATTTCAAACGGCGGTTAACGTCATCCGTATCGAGCTTCATGCTGTGAAGCACCTCATGCTCGCGCTTCAGCTTTCGGATGTCGTTCTCAAGCTTAGCCTGCTCGGCGTGCAGCGCCGACGATTCCTCAGCCGTGTATCCCGTCCCCTCAAGCGGGTCGGAGAACCGCCGCCCCGTGTTGGGGTTGAAAACGCGGATACGGTGACCGCAGTTGTAGTCGTTGATCTGATCGCCTACGACCTCCTCGAAGCTCGGGAAGCCTGCGGTGCTAGCGCCCGTGGAGTAAACGCGCCCCTCCCAGCGGTGGTGCGAATCGCGTGGATTCGCCGTCTTGCTGACCTCGACCAAACCAAACGAGCTGTCAGCGGCATCGAGCGTTGCCTTGATCTTAGGCTTGCGCCCCTCAGCCGCAATCGCCCTCCTGATTCCAACGTCAACGGGAACATGCACAACCGTCCCGTCCTTGCGCGCGTAGGTCGAAGCCGTCAAGCCTTTACGCGCCATCTTCGCTATGCCTGCCGACAGCGCCCGTTCGTATCCCACGCCTGGATCATCGATGTTGCCCGTGGACGCAAACGCCGCTTCCGAAGCAATCTTTAGGTACTCCATGTAGGCGCTCTGCGCCATCTGCTGCGACATCTTGGCTGCGTACCGCTGAACGCTTGCAATCGGCTTCCTTGCCCTCTGCTGCGCCCTCTTCGCGGCAAGGCTTGCAGCCTTCGGTGTGACCTTCCCAGCGTCCTCAACGTCTGCAAGCAAGTTGCGTATGAAGCTCCCTCGGAAGTCGTGATCGATGGCTTCGTTAACGGATTCTCGGTTCGCCCCCGCTATCTGCTGCAACTTCGCGAGAAGCGCCCTCCCGCTCTTCCTGATAGCCTTGTGCGCTATCGGAGATGAAACCAAGGCAGAAGCAGTGGCGATGAGCATCGCAAGCTCCATATCGCTTAGAGCGTCCTCCGATTCGGCGCTAGCGTCCTTCTCCTCGTCAAGCATTACTGCTCACCGAAGCTTGCGTAATCGTCCTCTGCGATAGCGCCAGGAACGTTAGCCTTCGCTTCCTCCTCGCTCTCGCCGTACCATTTCCTGCGGTACTCCCAAGGGTTAAGCGTCACGTTAAGCTCGCTCTGATCCTGCGCCTTCTCAGCCTGCGTATCGACAATCACAGAATCGTCCCAGTTGACCGTAATGGTGCCAGGATCGCCAAGACCAGCGCCGAGGAACCTCGTTGCGCAATGGCACAATGCGCGGCAGATGTCGGCGATCGCTCCCTGCATTAAACGCTCGTGGCTTCTGATGTTTCGCATCAGGTCGGCGTTGTCGGAAACGACTTCCTGAGCGGTTTTCATGCCGCCTGCCGCATCGATGTCGAAATACTTCTTCCCGAAACCGCAGTCATCGCCGAGTTTCTGGATCGCCAGGCGGTACGCGCTGACCTGCTGCTCGGTTCGCATCTGCGGGGCAAAGGGGACGATAGGCTGACCATCGCCAACGCCGCTGACCTTGCGGTAAACCGTGTTGTCGTTCTTGCCGAACGGGATAGCCTGGCGGTTTCCGTCCTTGTCCTGCACATCGATGAGCATGTCATCGATGAAAATACGGAGCTTAGCAAGATCGACCTCGTTGAAGATCGCATCGAAGCAAAGATCGACCGCATGAACCTCATCGATCGAATCGGCGAAAACGCTCTGCCCGTAAGGCGTGATGTCTACGAAGGTGTTGGCGATCGCAGGCTTCACAAGCGCGAACGTTGGCGTTTCGCATCCGGTGGAGAGGTCATCGACCACGCCCTCAACGGCTACGCGCTTCTCAGTTTTTCGGTCGAAGAGAACCGTCTTGATGTGGTAGCCGTCAGGCTCGCAAACGTGCAACTGCACCTGATCGAGCACCTTGCCGCCGATTGCAACACGGCTCGTGAACGCGCATTCCGTAACGCCGTCATCGTCCCACGTAAGCGGCAGAACCTGCTTCGCCTTGTATCGGCGAACCTGCATCTTCTGCGCCGTGAGGTCGAGCCAGAGCGCCCAAGCACCAGTGCCGAGGGCGAAGGCATCCTGCACAAGCTGCTTTCCGCTTCCGAAGAAGTTGATGCGCTCAAGGTAATCGGAAAGCCATGCGTTGCAGACTTCGTCATCGCATGAGACGGTGATAGGGTCGCTGAACATCAGCGCCGCCCATTCCTTGCATACCCTCTTCGCAGGCTTGCAGGATCGGCGGTGAACCTTGAGGGTATGCCCCATGCTGTCCTTGTCACAGTAGTCGTAAAACTCGCCACGGGAAGCGTAGCAGTCCCGCCATTGGTCTATAAGGTCGGTCATAACGCCATCGCACAGCTCATACCCTAGGCTCGTAAGGTACTTCCGAACATGCAACGGAACCGTGTAGTCTACTTCTTCGCTTGCCACTTATGCGCTCCTCAGAACATCGCTCATCATCATGTAACGGACGGCATCTATGCTGTGGTCGTTGCCGTCTGGAATCTCGTCAATCCACTCCCCCGCCTTGTTGCGCTCGAACTCCTTAAGCCTGAACTCCTCGAACGCATAGGGGCATCTAACCGGGTCTATCTCGATGGAACGCAAGCCTGCGAGCCACATGTAGCTTATGCGCCGCATGTTTCCCTTCCTCGCTGGCTTCGCGTTGATCCCGAAGGTTCGGCGGTAATCCGCCATCTGCTGCTTGCCGTCCGCCGTGTCATCGCACCAAACAACGTCCTTGTGCGTGTAGGCTGTGCCGCCCTGGTAATCGGGATACGTCAGCGATCGCCTTACGATCTCGCCCGTTTCCTTCGGGAGCTTCTTGTTCGCCGAATGCTCCTCGAACAGGATCAGCTTTCTCTCTCGCGGAACCCACTCGCCGCGGATGAAGCGCCAGGGATCGGGGAACCAACCCCAGTCAACGCCGTTCCTTACACGTTCGAACCCTGCAACCTCTTCATCGCTGATCCTGCGCTCAACGATGTTGTCGAACACCGAGCCGCCCGTTCCCGTGATCTTGCCCAGCAGTTCCCATTCATAGGCGCTGAGGTCGGTCTGCTTAAGCCACTCGGCATCCTCGATGAATGGCTCTCCCAGCCAATCGGCGTGACCGCCCTCCACAACGTCTAGGTACGTGCTGTGATGCACCAGGCAGCCAGGCTTGCGCTGCATCTCAAGGCATTGGCGGTTGACCCAGCTCCAAAGCGTCTTAGGCGGGTTGTAAGAATAGAAAGTCCAGAACACCGAGCCGCCGCGCTTGAAAGACTTCAACGCGCTTCTCACGGCTTCCCAGCCTTCGAACTGGTCAAGCTCCTCGAACCACTGGATAGCGCAGTAGCCTTTAACGAACTTCACGCCCTTCATCTTTAGGGGATCGTCCATCCCTCGGAAAACGATCTTCTGCCCGGTGGGAACGTAAACGATCTCCATCGGAGAAACCCTCGCGTGGAAGAAGCTCGACAAACCCAGGATGTCGATCGCCCATATGATCTGCGCGTAAACGGAATCGCGAAGCGTGTTCCCGAAGCGCCGAACAACAACGGCGTTCGCCCACGGGAACGCAACGATCAGGCACACGATAAGCAGGCTGATAACGCTCGATTTCAAGGAAGCTCGACCGCCCATCAGCCAAAACTCGCCGTGGTCGTGGTTCAACGCGCTCTCTACAACGCCGTAAAACTTGCTGATCGTCAGATCGGCAAGGTCGATGTCCCTCATTCCGCTCCGCCATTCTTCGGGTTGAACACGATGCGCGGAACCTCTTCGGAATCGCCCGAATCATCGATGACCCTGGTAACTCGCCCGTACTCGTTGGGATACTTCCTTTCAAGCAGCCACGCCGCCGCCTTCCAGTCCCTTTCCTGCGCGTCTCGCATGATGATCTGCGTCAGCTTGTCCTTGAAATCGACCTCGACCTTTTTGACGGCTTCGGAAAATTCGCGCTGGTTAGCCGTCTGCGGATGATGAATCCACGTGCTCAGCGTCTGAGGGCATACGCCGCAGGCAAGGGCGATGTCCTTGTCCAAAGCGCCGTGCTTCTTGAGCTTCACGGCGATCTTGATTACGTCCTTTGTGCATTTCTCTTTAGCCATGCCGCTAATTCTGCTGGCGTGTCGCAGGGCAAAAGAAAACCCCGCCGAAGCGAGGCTTTTATAATTATATCAACTGTCACACGATCATATGCCCAAGCTCGAAGCAGCTATTCGCTCGCCGATCCATCTCACGACCGGCACGGCGAAGCTGTTGCCTATGGCCTTGTATCGTGGACCGTCTGGGCATTCCTCGGCTGGCTTCCCTCGGTACGGAACCTTCGTCCAATCGTCTGGGAACCCTTGCAAGCGCTCGCACTCCATCGGCGTGAGCCGTCGCACCACCATTCTTCCTTGCGCTATCGAAGGCGCGCTTCCTCCAACTTTCAGAGAGCCGCACATGTCCTCGTCGATTGCCGCCTTGGCGTTGTCGTCGGCCATGCAGAGTACCGACGGCTGAATGTTCATCCCCTCGCGGGTGCCGCTGCTCAAGGTAGGCCCGCATGAATCAGGGGCGAAGATTCGCTTGCTTTGAGGGTCTTCGGGATTGAGACAGCCGGCGTCGTCTGTGAGGACTGCGGTGTTGTGCCAGTCGGCGATGCATGTCGGCGACTGCTCGTCCTCGAAGCCTATGTTCCCGGCTCCTGCTCCTTGGTGGAATTTGAAGCCTGCGCTCTCATGGCTTCGTCCAGCTGCGGCGGCAAGCTCTTGCCTCTTTTCTCGGCTCGACGGATGATCCCCTCGCATGCCTTCGGGCTCAAACAGAACCTCGACGGGGGGGCAGGCTCCAAGGCGTCCGACAAGAAAGACACGGCGGCGTCGCTGGGCCACTCCGAAGAACTGCGCATCGAGTACCCGCCACGCCAGACCGTACCCGAGCTTGTCCATCTCGGACAGGAGCTGTCGGAAAGCCTCCCCACCCTCGCTCGAGAGCGCTCCTGGGACGTTCTCCCATAGAAACCATCGAGGACGAACCTCACGTACCGCTCGAATGTACTCGAACATGAGCCCTGACTCACCGCTTAGACCCTCTCTCTTCCCTGCGACGCTGAACGACTGGCACGGGCTGCCGCCCACGACTATGTCGCACTTGTTCTTGAACTTCTTCCAGTTGACCTTTGTAACGTCCCCCACGTTAGGCACGTCGGGGTACCTTTGCTCGAGCACGGCGCACGGGAACTGGTCAAGCTCGGCGAAGCACACAGGCTCCCACCCGAGCGGCTCCCACGCCACGGAGGCCGCCTCGATTCCACTGAAGAGCGATATGTACCGCATCAGCACTAGTCCTCCTGCTCCTCTTCCTTGTCCTTCAGCCAGAGCTTGAAGCTCTTAATGCAGTCGGGGCAAAGGTCGATGTTCGAATCCCACGTTAGGTTTTTTACGGAAACGGAGTGTTTGCGCATAAGGTTAATCTCTTTCCCGCACCTGTCACACTTGTAGACCCTCATTCGATCACCTTCTCCGCTTCTTTTATTCGAGATTCGACCGTATTGGAGATGTTTTTGCACCATGCTTCCATCTCGTTCATGTACGCCTGAAAATTGCGAGTGGCGACTTCTTGAAACTGCAAGTAGTGGAGCAACTGAGCGAGAGATTTGTCATCGCCAATGCCAGCCGCTTCTGCCCTCTCACTTAGCTGCATGTATTCGGAGAACGTCATTCGACCACCTCCGCTCCGCAGTTTGGGCAGAATCGCGGTTCGCAATCGCACGGGATATCCAAATCCCAGAATCCGCCGCCGTTCTGGTGGTACTCGACCACGCACCCGACGAAGCCGCACGATGGGCATTTGAATACGTCGGCTGTGTTCATGTGCGACAGGCGGGCATCGTCCACGAGCTCGTGCGAGTAGTCGGTCATGGCGTGCGGGTGCCACCTCTGGTGGCATTTCGATGCCCCGCACGTGGGGCAAAATCCAGATTTTCTAGTCATCATCGGTCACCACCTCCGCGCCGCAATTAGCGCAGTAGTGCGACGGTATCACGCCGCAGCAGTCCGTGACCGCCATGTAGTTGAACGCGCCGCAGCGCGGGCAGCGCCAGTACGTACGCACAGACGGCTCGGGCTTGGTTGTCGGGCGGTCGGTTTTACAATCGACCAGCTTTCCTATTCGCTCAATGGCTTGGTCTGGCGTATGCCCGTCCCACTCTGGCGCACGGTCCACCTCCTTGCATCGGAACAGATTCCAATAAGGCTCTACGTCGTAGTGGTACGTCGCTTGCCCGTCTGGAGTCTCGATGCCGACGATGAACATCCCCTCGTACATGGTGCCATCTGCGTGCAGCTTGGATTTCCACGCTCGGGTTGCGAAATTCTCGACGATGACAGAGAACAACACGGCTCGATGATGGTAAAGCTCATCGAATGTGTGGTATCCGTCTGAGGTGTTGCCGTCGATGGGTTGCGGCTCGATGAGGTCGGCAAGGTAGTTGACGATCACATCCCAGCGATTTGTTGCTTTATCTGGGTTCATCCAGCTGATGTGATGCGCGTAAATGCCAAGCGTCTCGGTGAACATACGTTGCATGCTCTTGCCCATCGGTTTTTTAGTCCGCTCGCGCAGCTTTCGCGCTACCTCGCGGCGCTCTTCGTTGCTAATCATCATCGCTTCCTCCTTCAGGGTCGATGAGGTCAGCCAACCTTTCGAAAACCTCACTTGGGTTCGGGAAATCGTCCTCATCGAGGACGATGAACTGGAGCCTGCCCCACCATTCGTAGAGCGAGCCCTCACCGTATGCCGCATCGTGGCGAAGGCTGCTTGCCATATTGCGGCGCTCTTCGTCGCTAATCATCACTCGCCCTCCTGCTCTTCGATCCCTGCGAGCCGCTTGGCGCGCTTTATCAGGTCGAGCCTCATGTTCTCTCCGCAGATTCGGTCTGTTGCCAACGGGCCGTGCGGGCATGCTGTGCAGGAGGCACTTTGGTCATCGAACATCCCGAAGTAGCGACATGGGTTTTTCAGCGCATCCTCCTCCAGCTTCTCCCAGCTGTCGGCTGGCTCGGGCTCAAGCGGCTCTGTGCTATTGCGCGAGAGGTACTTTGGATTCGCCCATGGGAAGAACGTGCCATCGTCGGCATAAACAGCGACACATACTTCGTTCGCCTTCACGGTGATGTTGACCACGCGGAACTTGTTTCCGCTCGAATACAAGACATCGCCGATGTGAATCGGCTCGCCGTCGGCATCTAGCGGCAGCTTCATGTACGCATCTGGCTGGAACCCTTCGGCGTTGCCCTTCCAGTCGTCGAGCTCGACCTTCAGCGCTGCGTTCTCCTGCTTCAGATCTGCCTTCTCTTTCTCCAACCGCTCGTTCTTGCGCACCATGCCAGGCACCGCCGATAGGACTTGCTGCATGTCGGAAACCATGGCTTTGACGTCTCGGCAGTGGCCGAATGCCTTCACTGCGCTTACTTGAAACAGCTCGTAGTCCATCACATAACCCCCGTCGATCCGTAGCCGCCACGGTCTGCGCATCCCATCGACTCGACTTCCTCGAATACGATCTTGTTCCAGTCGGGGACAAACGGCGATGGCATGAACTGCGCGATTCGCGTCCCCTGCTCGATCACGGTGTCCCTGATCGCGTAGGCAACGAAACCCCACACATCGCCGTCACCGCAGTATTCGTTCTCGATAATCCCGATGGAGTTTGCCATCATGATCCCGTGCTTCAGGCACGTTGAGGATCGAGGAACGACAATCCCGAAATCGCCGTACGTCAGCTTCATCGACACGCCGAGCGGGATGATCTTCACCTCGCCCTGCTTCAACTCCACGGTTTCCGAGGCGGCTAGGTCGCACATAACGCCGTGGATGTCGCTTCCGAGCTTGCTTGCCCCATCGTGGTACTTGATCCTTATCGTGTACGGCTCGCTGGTCAGATCCCTCAATTCCATTTCGCCGTCGCCTTCTTTCAGGCTGTCCGCTATTGACTTCACTTCCATGGTTCTCTTCCTTCCGCTCGTTTCCTGCACTCCTTCGTGCAGTAGACGTTGTTCCTGCTTCTCTGCTCGAACTCCCTGCCGCATCCTCGGCACCTCACGCGCCGTGGGTTCTTGTTCCAATCGAACGGGGCAGCGTGCGGGAAGATGTTCGCGTTGTCCGTAATCACAGCGCATCACCGCACATGTCCCATTGGCTGCTTTGCAGCTCGCTGCTCGAGAGCGGCATGTCGTGCAGTACGCAGTAGCCTGTCTGCATGTTCGTGCCGCCAACGCACCACGCCCTGGCGGAATCGCAGTCGATGCAGCGGAGCTTCTTCGCCCTCGCTACCCTCTCCCGCTCTTCCTCGCTGTAGTACGCTTCTGCCTGCGCCGCTGGTGTCATCTCGCGACCTCCTCTATCTCAACCGCCACCATGTCGCTATCCCTGTGCGTTCGGTCGTGCTTCGTTGCCGTAAGGCTCACGACCTGCGAATCGTCCACGAACGCCAAGCCGTTCATCGCATCGAGCACAGCCTTGGCGATGTTGTCTGCGTCTGGCTTGTACGTGTCGAACTCTCTGAGCAGCTTCTTGGGGCGGTTCTTCGGCATTCGGCGGTAGATGTCCACTTTCACCGAAACCGCGCCCTCTAGCGGTACCACAGCGCCGCATTGAGCCTTGAACGCCGCAACCATCGCCCTCTTCTCGCGCTGGTTCTCCTTCGGGTCGTAGGATTGCCCGTTGCGCTTGATCCTCGGACGGCGCTTCGTGGGCGTGAAATCGATCTCGAACCTCATTGGCGGCTCCTTCGGTCAGCGCCCGTGAAGCTCACGCTCTTCATCAGGGCGAGCCTTGACTGCATAGCCTTGGCAGTCTCAACTCCGTATAGATCGCCGAACTGCTCGCTCCTGATGTCTGGCGTTAGCTGCGTTGTAACGATCGTGGGTCGCTCGCATCGCCTGGCATCGAGGATCGCCTTCACGGCTTGAATGCCCCTCGGCTCCTCGTTCCCGAGGTCATCGATCACCAGGAAGTCAACGCCCTTGCAGCGGCTAAGCATCTCCTTGTCGCGGTTCCACGCCCACTCAGCTATCTGCTGAGTGGATACGAACTTGATCCGGCACACTGGGGCGCAGGCAACAAGCGAAGCGCAGGCTGCGTAAGTCTTGCCGCGCCCCACCTTGCCGACAAGCAGCAGGTCGCTTGAGTGCCACGGCTGGGTTCGCTTGCCCTGGTGCCTTAGACGCTGGTTGTCGAGGAACCATGCGTAAACCTGCCGCGCGTTCGCGAGAACGGAAGGTGGGCAGCTCGCGATGTTTGCCCTCTCGAACTCGCGCGGTATTCCGCTCTCCCTGATGCGCTGCTCTGCCCTGATGCGCTGCTCGTCCTGCTCGATGCGCTCAACGTCATCGGAGTTGCGGGTGTAGAAGCCTTTGCAGCGTTCGATGCTGCTAAGAAGCGTAGCTTGCAAGCTCATCGTCCATGACCTTCCTTCCTCTGATGCTCTTCGCGGGTTCCTTCATCTTCGAAGCGATTACGTAGCCTTCGAGCTTGTCGGGCGAGAACAGGGTGCCTGGGTTCAGGTTCTGCTGGAACTTGGTTCCCTCCCATTCCTTGCGCTTGAAGCGCACCATCTCGCGTACGTCATCGACCGTGAATCTACCCTCAAGGCTCGCGATGTATTCGCCGTTCGGGTTGCGCGTGAACTCGACTGGTGCCACGCCACGAAGCTCCTCGTTCAAAGCCTTCAAACATTGAAGGGAAAACGATGGCTTGGATTCCCTTTTCTTCTCTTGGATTGGTTTAGTTTGGTTTGGTTTAGTTTGGTTTAGGGAATAGTAGTGGGGTTCCGCAGGGGGGTTATCGAGGGGGGTTCCGCAGGGGGGTTCTGTAGTGGGGTTCTGTAGGGGGGTTTCAGAGGGGGGTTCCGCAGGGGGGTTATCGCCACCCGTCTCCTTCTTCTTCCCACTCGCTTTCTTCTTCTTGGGAGCACCGCCAGTGTTGCGGTTCTGCGACCTGATCGAGTTTTCCAGGTCACTCTTCATCCCCAGGAAAGCCTGCTTTAGATAACGCGCCGTTTGATCTCCATTAGCGTTCATGAAGCTCGGTTCCCTGCCGAAAGCCGCCCAGAGAACGACTTCGGGAATGAAGGCGAACTGCTCCTCCTCGGTCATCTCGGCTATCTGCCCGTTGAACCGCTTGAACCACGTGAAGCTGTTCCCGATCACGTTCTCTTCCATCGCTTGCCCTCCTTCCTGTTCCTTCGCTGCCATTTCTGGCATTCGATGCAGCGGCATCCGTATACCCTGTAGGCAATGACATTGCCGTGTCGCATCGTCCCTGGCAGCTCCTTAGCCTGCAAAGGTTGGATTGATTGCGGGATTGTCTGGCAGCCAGCGCAACCCCGCCCGTAAACGATCAATCCCCGCCCTTAGAACGGAATATCTTCGTCATAGATGCTCGCCACCTGCTGCGGTGCCTGCTGCTGCATCATCGGCATAGCCTGCTGCACTGGTGCCGCCTGCATAGGCTGAGGGGCGAACTGCTGCATAGGCTGTTGCTGCATAGGCTGCTGTGCCGCTTGAGGGGCGAACTGCTGCGGCTGCGCCTGTTGCTGCATAGGCTGAGGGGCGAACTGCTGCGGCTGTTGCTGTACTGGCTTGCTCGCGGTCTGTCCCTGCTGGCGGCTCATGAACTCGATCTCGTCAACGATGATCTCGATCTTGCTGCGGTTGGTTCCGTCCTCAGCCTGCCAGCGCGACTGGTTGAGCTTGCCTTCGATCGCTACCTTCATGCCCTTCTCCAGGTGAGGGGCAACGCCCGTTGCGCGGTTCCCAAAGATCGTGCAGTCGATGAAGTTTGGGTAATCCTCCCATTCCCCCGTCTGCTGGTTCTTGCGGCGATCGTTCACCGCTACGCCGATTGTGAGGACGCTTGTGCCGCCCTGCGTCTGTCGAAGCTCAGGATCGCGGGTGATGTTGCCCGTGATGGTTGCCTTGTTGATTGCCATTGGCTCTGTCTCCTTTTAGAAAGTCTCTTCGTAAGTTTGCTCTTGCTCTGTAGCAGTCTGCTGTGCTGTCGCAGGGGGAACCTCATCGGTGTCGATTCCCATCTCCGCGCTGTCGTAAAGACCAGCGAAGTTGGCGGGGAAGGCTTCGCGCAGGGCATGGACAACCGCGCATTTCCTGATCATCGTTGCTGGCTTTGATGCCCATTGCTGGTTGAGCGAGCCATCGTACTTCTTCCCTGCGTACTCGTTGAAACCGACTTCATCGAAGCTCGGAACGCTTCTCCCTTTGATGTGGACTTTTGCCCAGCCACCCACAAGCTGCTCGCCCGGCATGAGCATCGAGCCTTCGCGCCTGTGGAACGACCCATCGGTTCCGATGACGGAAATCCCCGCTTCCATTCCGTCAAATGTCGGGTTGCTCGCCGCAGTCTTTGTGTAGAAATCTTTCCCCACGACCATCGTTGCAGGCGAGTTAGCCTTGTATTTGACCAGGTGAGCGTCCTTTACGTACGGGTTCAAGCCGTAAGCAGCGCACATCTCTAGGAACATCTTCACTTCCGTTGGCGTTGCAAGTGGGCAGATGTAGTCGATCACGTCTTGCGCCGTGAGGGTAATCGACTGCCCGTTTGCTTCATAGCTTTTAGATAGCTGGTTCATCGCGAACCTCCCTGATCGTTCCTGATACGCTGATTGATTTCAAAAAGCCGATGACCTGCTGCTTCTGCCATTCCGTCATCCTGCATGTGATCGTGAAGCTCCTAGGCTCTTCTTCGCACGGTGGCTGTTCCTGCTGCTGAACCTGCGGCATAGGCTCTTGCTGCGGTTCTGGTTCTGGCATCGGCTCCGGCTCTGGCGCAACGCCCATCTCTGCGTTGAGCTGGTCGATCCGCGCCTGCTCCTCTTCCCTCATGGCGTTGAGGTTCAGCGCCGCCTGTAGGCTGAGGGTTCGAAAAAACTCCGCTTCCGCTTCCTTCTCGAACGCAAGGTGACTTGTTTTCAGCGCCGCCCAATCGCTCAGCGCCTGCACAAGCAGCGCGTGAAGCTTCTCCTGCGCCTTTATCAGGCTCCAAGACTTCGCAATGCTCATCTTGTCTCTGACGATCCCGAAACGCTCGATCGGGACAAGCGCCGCAAGCGTTGGCGCATCGGCTTCGTAAAACTCGCAGAGCAGCTCATATCTCTCTTGCCTGATCTGCTGATCGCGTTTAGCCGCTTCGCCCTTGTAGGCGTTGACAAGCTCGGTCATAGGCTCAATCGCCTGCTTGAAAGCCGCTTCAACCTTGTCCTGCGGCTTCTTCCACTCGCGCTTGAAGCGTTTGCGCGCTTCATCTGCGTGTTTCAGATGCCCGTTGATGTCGGTTGCGATGCGCTTAACGTCCTCCGTCTGCATCTCTGGAAGCTGGTCGATGCTTCCTTTCAGCTCGGCTACAATGTCCGAGCAGTTCCTTATCTCGGCATCCATGCCGAGGATCAGGCTCGTTACCTCGCCTGTGTCGATCTCGATCAACGCAAGATCGTTCTCGATGATCTTTGCTTCTTCCATGCCTTTACCTCTCTTTCTGGCTCTGTTTATCCGAAGATGGTCTTGCCGATTGCCGCTATGAACTCGGGCAGAACCATCGCCCAAAAGGCAAGGAAGAAGATCGTCACGTAAGCCATCAATTCCCTTTCCGCTGCTGCTGCGGTGGTATGATTGCCGTGTGGGTTAGGCTTCCGCATCATCGGTTTTGCTGTGCGTTGGCGCGGAGCCTTTCCTTCGTATAGGCGCATTTTGCGTTCCTCCTTCCGATGCTCTTCATCTCAGATTCATCGAACGGAATCCTCCACATGACGGAGCTTCCGTCCCCGAAGTCGTAGGCTTGAATCCTCCCAGCCGCGCAACTCTCCCTGATCGTCTTAGCCGATACGTTGAGCAGTTTCGCCAGCTCAGGCGGCGTGTAAAGTCGCGTTGCCATCGCTACATTCCTTTAGCGATGATCGCAACATGCGCGATGCTCCCATCAGTACGGAGCCAGACAAGGACGGTTGTGCAGTAGACATCGCCGCCGAAGTGGATGCCGCATTCCTCAAGCGCGTCAACGGAAACCCAAAGACCGTAAGCGATACGGTTTAATCGCTCATCGTCAATCTCCTCGTCCTCGCCAAGAACGATGATTTTCGCAAGATGAACAGCATCGCCAGGAACCGCATAGATAGCGTCAGCGGTGATTCCGATAGATTCCGAAACTCGCATGACCTCGACTGCATCGATCGATTCACTCATGCACTCTGCGACCTTCTTGCGGATTTTCTTCGTGATCTTCTTTTCCATCTTTCTTCGTCCTTTCTTGTGTGTTGGAAACGTGAATTTCCGTTACAAAAACTGTTAATTGCCTGGTCAAAGCGCCGTATTTTTTTCGGAACTTTTTTTCAGGCGGTTTTCCATTCGCCGCACCGCCTGGCGCTCTGCGTTGTATATGCGTCTTAGCTCGGTATCGGCTTCCTTGCGCTCAAGCGATTCGAGGTGGCGCTTGCGCTGCTGCATGTTCTCTATGCGGTCTGCAAGGTTGCAGTCGGGGCATTTGCCGCTGTTGTTGTGCGAGTTGAGAACAGCGCCGCAAACATCGCATTGCCTGTATTTGGCAAGGGATACGCCCTTGCGGCTTGCCCTCATGCGGATCGCTTCAATCGTTCGATCCGTGCCGCACATGGTGCGAAGCTGCTTGCGAATCCTGTAAGCTCCCTGATCCCGATAGCGCCTGATAACAGCGTCCTCGGCTCTGCTCCATCGCTGGATTTCGCGCATCATGCGCTCCTTTTTCCGATGATCGATAGGAACATCTCCCTAGCGTCATCATCGTGAAGCTCCTCGAACATAAGCTTCAGCTCGTCAGCCTTGAGGGTTGACGGGTCGTTGAACCTCGCCGTTGCCGTTGGAAGCGAGATACCGAGGATTCGAGCCATCTTAGTAGGCGTGAATCCGCAATACCGCAGAACGCGCTTCTCGTAATGCTCGCATTCGTCCATTCGTACTCCTTTCTGTCTGTCGTTTTGTTTTCTAAAAGCGCCTACGGGTGGAGGGTTAGCAAGAATCCGCTGGTTAGGAGAAGTGTTTAGTCCCGTAGGCGCTTAGCGCCGCCGTTAGGCGCTGAATGAACGGCTGCGGTGTGTTCCAAATCCCCGCTTCTAATTATTATCTTATACATTTAAGTTTGTAAATACATATTTTTGGTTTATGCAAAACTTTTTTACAAAAACTAAAATGTATATAGGGCGAAAGAAAGGACACCCTATGGCACGAAACAGCAACTTCGGGAAGAACCTCCGCGCTCTTCGCGAAGATAGGAATATGACGCAGGCAAGGCTAGCCGCTGCACTCGATATAACAACTGCAACCGTTTCCCATTGGGAGAACAGGGGAACAAGTCCGAACAGCAAAGACGCGATCGAGCAACTTTGCAGCGTTTTCAACGTCACGGAGAACGATCTGTTCGGATACTCCGATGGATATTACGCCAAAACGCGCCTTGCTGGATTTGATGGCAAGATAAAGCCCATTGCCGCTTCTGGCTCGCTTCCCATCATCGGAGCCGCATACGCTGGCGAGCCATGCCCAGCGTTCGAGCTTGACTGCGGGTCGATCCCATGCCCAGAAGAGTATTGCAAAGAGGGGAACTTCTTCATCAAGATAACGGGCGATTCGATGAACAACGTCCTGACCGATGGATCGTATGCCCTGATAGATACGAACGTTGACGCTCAAAGCGGGGATATTGCGCTGGTTAAGGTCAACGGCGATGACGCTACGGTCAAGCGCATAAAGAAGATGGACGGATTCATCGTCCTTGAGCCTGACAGCACCAATCCATCGCACAAGCGGAGGATCATCGATGCAACCGACCAATCATCGCCAGAGGTAAGGATTCTCGGCAGGGTCGTTTACGCCGTCAACAGGCTTTAGTGGGTTGATTGATATGGGATTGCTCTCATTTCTTCGCGGATCAAGCGGCAAGGCTCATAAGGGCAAACACGCAAGGCAGGAGAACTCTGATCCGGTGCAAGCCGAAATCGAAAGAACGAAAGAAGCGATAGAGGAACGGAAGCGCAACAGTCCGCGCTTCTGCGTTGAGGATAGCGACAACAGGACGTTCGAGCCGCCTGCACCGTGCGGGTTCTCGTTCGATAACGTCAATTACCATCATCGAGTGCAAGGAGACAAGGAAACGGGCGAAATCCTGAAAGACGATGTATGGGTAGATCTGCGAGAACCTAACTACTCCGCTAATCTCCGAAACATCATGAGCACACTTGACGTGCTCGACCTCGCAGAGAGCGAGCTTCCAGGATTCCCCTCAACCGCATACCGCCATCTCATAGAGGGCGCTTACGCAAACGGGTATTTCAAGCGAAAAGGTCGCTCGATGCACTATTGCAGCGGCTTTATAAAGGTTCTCCCCCTTACTGCAAGCGGGAAACCCAGGAAATACCCGATCGAATGCAATATGGAGTACAGCGTTCCAACCGATGTCAACGCTTCCCTGGGAGCGGATACGCACGACAACGTGCTTCTCACGGCAAAGTACAGCAAGGACGGATATATAGGAGCTGGCGAGTACATACTATGGGAAGGAAGGGACGGCTGGATCATCGCTTTCGACCGCAGGAAAGACGGTAGTTACAGCCTTAAATCGATAAAGCACAGCCGCATAAACGGGACAAGCGGCTCAAGCGGTTGGAACACCTTATACAAGCGCGGGAAAGTCTGGCCATGAGGACGAAGGGCATAGGCGGCATATATGCGATGGAGGACAAGCCTAAATCGAAATGCCGCAAATGGAAGATCAAGATAAGCGTAGGAATCAACCCTGCCACGGGAAAGTATGCCCAAAGGGCGATGACCTTTCACGGCAGCTACACCGAAGCCGTTCAAGCTCGCGAGGATTTCAAGCGCAAGCTGCTCGGGATGAGCCACGCAGAATCGAAGAAGATGACGCTCAGCCAATGCTGCGAGCTTTGGCTTGATACCGCCGATCCGTTCCACCAGCTTTCCGAAAATGCGCGGTACTCACGCCAATGTGCCGTTAAGGCGGTCTGCCATTGTATCGGAGCCTTGCCCGTGTCGCAGATCACCGACAAGCACGTTGTCGATATGGTCAAAGGCTGGATAGATGGGAAGACGCTCAGCGGAAGGCGCTACAGCGGCAACACCATCAACATATACTGCTCTGCGCTCTCTGGCATGATGACGCACTTTGCGATCCCCAAAGGCTACGCAAGCCGCAACCCATTTGCAGGGTACTCAAGCGTGAAGAAGGATCAGCGAGAGGTCAACGCCATAAGCGTTAAGCAGTTCGAGCGTTTGGCTTACGACATATACGATCAGCAAGACCCTCGTTGTATGGCTCTGCTGCTCGCCCTGCTCGCTGGTTGCCGAGCAAACGAAGCGTTGGCTGTGCAATGGAAGGACATTCAGGGCGGCTTCATAACGATCAAGGGGACGAAGAGCAAGGCGGCGAACGCAACGCTGCCGATGATAGACACGCTCGCCGATATGCTGGCTATGTGGCGCGTTACGCAGGCGAACAACATGAAGGCGCTTCAACTGACGCAAACGCCCGAAACATACGTATCGACCAATCTTATATATGAGCAGGAATCGTACTCAACGCTCAACAGGGCATGGAAGAAGCTCGGTTCCGAGCTTGGCTTCGATGACCCGCGCCCCCACGATCTGCGCCACTGGTTCGTCTCGTATCTCTGCATGAGCGATATGAACATCAAGGCTATTCAGCAGATGGCAAGGCACAGCGACATAACGACAACGATGGACATATACGCAAGGATTCACGAGCGCGATTTGGCGGCAGAAACCGCTAAAATTCAGCGTTTTGGAGCCGATTCTTCCCAAACTCTTCCCAGCGCAGACGAGATTAGAAGCGTTTTCAGCGTTTGA